CAAGAACATTCTCTTGGTTTGCTGTGGCCTCAATAACATAATTAGCAACTGCTCCAGTCACAACAGCCTTACCAATATTACAAGCCCCGCAACACGTGACCCTAAAGATACCGCCTCGGTAAACTGCAACGGAATTTTGTGTAGTATCAGCAGCTAATTTCTCTGACTGCGCAATACCAGCCACGATTTGATTTGCGGAATCAGAAAGAACCGCAGTCATAGGGTCTGTATTCTTAAGAATTGCTCCCTTCTCGATGGTTGCCGTAGTAGAACACGTATAATTAACTGGAATATGTGTCTCAACCTTTAATACTGCTTCGTTACTCATAGGAATACGTGGAATACCTACTATTTAAGGCTTGTGATTTAAAGGGCTTCGTGTGTCCAACCTTTATCATCAATATAACTACCCACAATCTCCCCATCTTCACGTATTCCAAGAACAACAATACTCACAAACGCCTTATTCCAAAGGTATGTCTCTGTTTTTTTATACTCCGGCGTCTTCTTTAATTTTAATAATTTCCTTAGGAATGGGTATACCATCCTTTTAAAATTAATCCCATATACCCCGGTTGCTGCGGCGTTGAATGTTGTTAGAACCATATCAAGAGACTCTTTAGGAAATACATACTCTTTAATTCCCCCGGGGAGGTCTCTTATTTGTCCGGGAATCCACGCCGCCCGATGTTGCATTTTCTTACCACGTTTCTTCCACATGGGTAATAAATGTTTTTGGGCTTCCATATCCCTCAATGTTCTTTCAACCCCAGCCCTCTCACCATAGGGAATAAAACTAACGTGCATTTTTATCAGCTTCCTTCTTGATTTCTTCCTTAGCCAAGATGATAACCTTGTCTGCTATTGCGAGGTTGGCCTCTGCTGTTATGTAGCTTGTCTCTGCCTTAACTAACTGGTCTCTCCAATACTTTTCCTTCTCAGAAATAATCTCAAAACTCTCATCCTTCTCATCAGTCGCCATGTTGCCCCGCCTCTATTTCCTTCTCGACCCTATCCCTGTATTCTATTGGGGTTTCTATGTGAGTTTTTGGCTCGACCCTTCCGCCAGAAGTTCCGCCTAAGGCTTGTTCTGCTAAGAGCCTCTCTTGTTTCATTAATAAATCCTCATGCTTCTTATTGCCTTCTAAGATACTTTCCGCAAGAGTTTTCGCTTCCGCGAGGACTGGGTTAAATTCTTCTTCTTCCTTAGAAAGTTGCTTATCGCCCTCAGCAGGTATATCAACTTTCTTTCTTTCCGCGTTACTCTCATTGGTTTCATCATTGTTCATAGAATAATAGCGTAACGCTACTTTATAAACTTATTGCTTGGAAGGGCAAACCCCGCCAATGCTGCAATTATAGTAAAGACTACTGTCCTAAATGTCCCATTAATTCCGTAGTGCATGGCGAAACATTCCATAATAGACAAACACACAATCGCGGCAATCACTACCCACTTATCGACGGGTTTCATTCTAAAAGACCCTCTCCGTTTATTGACAAAGGAACGCCTGTCTGCATAGCAATAGCTAACTTCTGTCCGTAGACGTCTGCTATTCCACCGGGTTGTAGGAACGCGTCGAAGTCTGCCAGTTGTTCTCGCCCGTCTTCCATCCATGCGTTAAGGTCTCCTTGTACCTCTGCCTTTGTCTGTCGTCTTGCTTGATGGATTCTTGTGAGTTGTTGATTATATTGTTGAATATACATATCTGCGTTTGCTGGGTCTTGACTTGCCAACATTGCCAACTGCCTCATGTTTGTTCTTGCGTTTGATAATTCGACATCCGCCGCTTGAAGTTCCCCTCGCTGTTGTTCTTTAATGTTACCAAGAAGACCGGCAACAAAAGACCCAACCCCGCCTATAACTGCTCCGCCGACTGCCCCTACCGGGCCCCCAAGAGCCCCTATCGTTGCCCCACCAAGCGTCCCCCCTATTACCCCCGGTATAGCCCCCGCCACTCCCGCTGTTGCTGCCTGTGATAAATTAACGTCTGCTTGTTGTGCTGCGGAGACTTGTCCAAGTTGTCCTATCTGTGCGATTTGTTGTTGAATTTGTTGTTGTTGCTCGATTTGTCGTTGCTGTTGTATTCTTGCCTCTCCTGCCGCACTTGCCTCTACTGCCCCCGCTGGGGTTGCTTGTATTCCTGCCTGTTGTTCTGCGAGTAGTTTTGTGTCGCTTGGGCTAAGTCCTACGAAAGTTCTTCCATCTGGTATAGTTGCCCCGCCAAGTCTTCCTGTTTCTACATTTCTATAAACTTCTGTTGGGTCTTCTTTTGTTCTCAAACTTTCCGCTGTTGGGGTAATTGTTTTTGGTTTTGCCGCTTCTGCTTGTGCTTTCTTCTGTTGAGTAACTTCTACCTGTTGCCTAACATTCATTATACACGTTCTTGTCGCTGCGTCCCACTTCCCACCTTTCTTCTCACATTCTTGTTGAGGGGTTACCTCCAAAGGTTCTTGTGATAAAAATCTCTGCGCTGGTGTCTGGGGTATCGATGACGTTGAAATTGCGGGTGAGGTTACCATTATCTATTTACGCTAGGCGTAGCCTCCTCCGGTTGTATTGTTGTTTGTCCTGTGTTCTTCTCTGCGTTCTCTTGGGTCTTAGGCGCCAAACTTGGAGGTCTGTTAAATTTAATATCGATTCCTAATTGTTGCCATAATTCGTTTTCCATATCTAATTGTTCTTTCCCATAAATAGGTTCAAATATTAGGTGTCCATTAATCCCACCTACTTCACTTGTTCCGTCGCTGGTCACGATACTTCTTGGTACTCCGCTTGTTTGATAACCAAGATTTTCCACATACGACAACCAGTTCTGTCTGTCCTCAGAGGACTTACTTGGGTATGGTTCTATCTTCGCTGTGTCCTCTGGAAGTCCAACCATATCTCCGTCCTCAACTGCCTTTGCTATCTGAGTGTTTGCGAAAGTGATTTTGCCCTCGTTGTTCGTCTTATAATAAACAACCCCCAACGCCTTGTCTCTGTGTTTGATAAGTCTCTCATCAGCAAAAGCTTCCAACATAGCGTCATTAACCGTTTTATTTGATTGTATATCGGAAGTCCCTTTTGTTTGGTCACCTATCTTCTTATTCATAGAATGGAAAATTTCTTCTACTTTCTTTTTAACCCATTTCTTCCCATCCCAAATCTCATAACGTGTTATCCTCGCTCCCTTCCATACTGATTTAACTCTCTCTGGGGAAATATTAATCATGTTGATAATTATATTGTCTCGTCGCATTACTTCACAAAAAGCATCACCATGCCCCAACTTAACATTTGCATGATTCCAAATTATAGCGTCAAACGTTTCCTTCCCATTCCCACTAATGTGTTTTAAATCTTGTTCTAATTTTCCATCTTCTGTTTTCCAGCCTTGACCAAACGCCCATGTGCATAAAGAGTTTGTTCTTGACGCTATTTGAGGATGCTTGAAATAATATCCAAAGTTTTCTGTGGCTTTATCATAATAAATAAAGGTTTCTTTTCCGTCGCTGTTGGCTATATCCAACGCCATACTCTCTACGATGAAGTCTGGGACTGCGGTTAATCCGACCGTTGTTGCGCTTGATATATCTCCTGTTGCCATTTTATAAATCTATTTTAAAAGGGATTTCTATTGTTGAGGGGTAATCTGTTGCTTGAGGGTCGCATGATATACTCGAACCTGACGCTACAATCGTTACTATGATTCTTAGATTATCTCCCTGTGCAAAATAGGTTTCCGTTAAAGGTATCTCAAAATTGACGTATCTTTTTTGTGTTGTTGGACTTAGAGTAATTTCTGAGCTTATATCTACTGCTGTCCCCCCGCTTACCTTCTGAACTTTAACGCTTATTGTCGAGGTTGTCTGTGCTTGATTTGTGGTTAGTTTAGCACTAAATGAAGCCACTCCTTTAACCGTTCTGGCTGTGTTGTATATATCTCCGTTTAATGTGGTTGTACCTGCTCCAATAGTGTGTCCGGAATCTGGGTTGCCGGCCGTTAAAGTCATCGCCGCTTTTTTTGTTGATGTTGTTAAATGATAAGTATTTCCAGCACTTGTATTTCTATGTACAAGATAATAATTAACTAAGCCTGACCCATCTTCTATATCCGTGTATTGATAGGTCGCTATCGCTGGGGCTGAAGGGGTTGGATATTGTTTAATGTATTCTCCCATTATGCTTCTTGAATAAAGATTTGTCCTTTATCCTTTTCCCTCAATAGTTTAATACAATCAATATATTCCGTTTTGAGAGTATCTCGTTTAAAACTACTCGTCGCTATTGTCCAAGCGTTGGGGGCGTAGTTAACAATATACAACGCACATAAATTAGATTCTGCTTCGGTTAGGATTCCTTTAACATCTGCGTTTAAGGTGGTATAACTATCCGACCAGTTATATTCTGATTCTATATTAATACGGCTTTCTACTTGTCCAACTATTGCGTCCGTCCATGCTACGGTTATTGCTGTGGCGTCTGCATTCTTTCCTGCCTTGGCTATTATCTCGGCATTGGTTGCGAATATTCCTGTGTCACTCATTATTTTTTTAACCTCATTTGAACACTTAGTTGTTGGATTTTATCCACTAAATTTTGTATGACTTCCCCTATTGCGAAGGTGTCATC